TATAGGTAAATTCGGGCCTAAAACTGAAGCCGCAGTTAAAGCATGGCAGAAAGCAAATGGTTTAAAAGATGATGGTATCGTTGGTGATGCTACTTGGTCTAAACTATTTGGTGAAGCAAAACCTAAAGCTGAGGTTATTAAAGAGGATGTTGTAATTGCACCTGTAGGTTCATTAAACATTGGTAAGTTGAAGGGTCATATTCCTGATGCGGTAATCGCACAGATCCCTGAAACTGCAAAGAAATTCAACATCACAAACAATTTGAGATTGGCTCACTTCTTATCACAATGTGGTCATGAATCAGGTAATTTCAAAGCAGTAAGTGAAAACTTGAATTATTCTGCTGATGGCTTGAAGAAGATTTTCGGTAAGTATTTTCCTGGTAACTTAAACGAGTCATACGCTCGTCAACCTGAAAAGATCGCCGCTCGTGTTTACGCATCAAGAATGGGTAATGGTGATGAAGCATCAAAAGAAGGTTTCAAATTCAGAGGAAGAGGTTATATTCAATTAACAGGTAAAGCAAACTACACTAACTTCACAAAATTTATTGGTGAAGATTGTGTTGCAAATCCTGATTTAGTTGCAACCAAATATCCTTTGGCGTCTGCGGCATTCTTCTTCGATTCAAATAAATTGTGGGCAATCTGTGATAGAGGAGCTGACGATGCTACGGTAACTGCGGTAACTAAAAGAGTGAATGGTGGGACAATCGGTTTACCTGATCGTATCAAACACTTTAAAGAATATTACAACTTACTTAAGTAAAACAGAAAACCCCGATCACTCGGGGTTTTTTTATGATATAATATTTATATCACTTGTTGTTTCGATAACTACTCTTGCTCCACAACTCAAGAGTGGTTTGGCATCAATACCGTTTCCTCCGTATATAATCTTGGATGGACCTAAGATTTCAACTTCATTACAATAGGTATTTGTTTTACCTTCCTTTATTGTAATCACAGGTAGATCTGTTCCTTTTGTTTTGTTAGACCTGACGTTGTGTTGATTAACGTGAATACGTTTTACTTTTGGTCGTGCCATTTCCAACCTAACAATAGTTTGGTAAAGAATCTGTAAATCGCTTTTGGTTTTTCTTCAAAAAATACATGAAAACTTTTACCAATTTTATAGTACCCAACTTGTTTTGGTAATCCTTTAATATTTGGAACTTCTTCAGACCTCATAACGAATTCTTCACTTAAATCAAATTTAGTTTCTTTTTTCTTTCTTGGTTTGTAATTTCTTTTTTTAGGTGTCACAGGTTTATCCTGTCTTACCGTTTCTTTTAATATTGATTTTTCCATATTTTAATTATAAATGAAAATATTTGGGTGTAAATATTTACTTTACACCCAATACTTCCTTCTTGTAATAATCATCAAACCCATCCAAGTAGTTTGTGATTGATTTGTTTTTATCCGCTCCGATTATCTCATCAATAAGTCCGAACTCTTTTGCTTCTTCTGAATTGTACCATCTATCTCTTGATGAGAAATCCAATACCTCTTGGAATGTTCTACCACAATTCTCTGCCAAGATTTTGAATAGGATGTAATTGTATTTCTCACCTTCCATTTGATCAATACGAGTGTCTTGGATGTTTCCTCGTGTTCCGTGACTTACTTGGTGAGTCATTACTTTTGCATGAATCAAAGATGATCTTTTTCCTTTTGTCCCTGATGATACTAAAACTGAACCCATCGACGCACACATACCCAAATTTGTGGTTACGATATCTGAACTTACATAGTTCATCAAATCCACAATACCGAGTCCACACATAACAGATCCACCAGGACTATTGATGTAAAGTGTGATGTCTTTCTTTTCAACTGAATCCAAGAACAATAATTGTGCTTGTACAATATCAGACATTCTTTGATCTACCGGTCCTGACAACCATAAGATACGATCACGCATCAATCTCGAGAAGATATCGATTTGTGTTGCCCTTAATTCTCTTTCCTCCAAAATGTAGGGGGTTAGTGACGCTTCAAACTGGTCTAACGCCAGTGAACTAATTCCTTCGCTCTTTGCGAAACTTCTAAACTCTTTTCCGTAATTCATCTTTTCTTTTCACTTAATTCTTTATATCTTTCATAATCACCTTTCTTATCATAACCTTGAGTTACAACGTACTCTAAGGTTATTAATTCTCGGTATTCTTCATTGGTTAGATTACCTCGTAAGTCTTCAACTATCTCATCGTAAATTTCGTCAAATGTTCTTTCCATTTTAATGAAGTTTTATCATTGGGTATTCAATGATCTCAACATGTTTTCTACACACTTGATAATGTTTATCTAAAACCTCATCAAGTAATGCTTCTTTTGTTTTGGCGGTATATATCATATAAAAACCACCATATCCCATATCAACACTATAACCAATATCTTTCCATCTACCAAACCATCCTTTTCTTTGGATGTAGTAGGAACCTCTTTTGTTTTTTACAAATCTGATTTTAATTTTTCTCATAATTTAATCAATTACATCTGCCAAGTACTGACCTGACCCTAATTTAACTTTGTACAATGTTTGACCTTTTGGTGCTTCCATTTGATCCATCTCGTCCATCCAAGTATCCCAATTTTTTTCCAATAAGTCAACAAACGCATCGTTGTTTCCTCTGTCTTTGTATCGTTGAATGTATTCATCTTTGATGTCTCTGTTTGGATAAACCAATACAAATGGAATTCCTTTTTTAAGAAGTGCGTCTCTCACATCTTTATGTGATGATACTAAAATCTTATCCACTTTTGGATCCATAACATTTCTTTCAATGTGTTCAATGTAGTTATCAGGAAAATGTTTCTTATCGAACTTTGAACTATCGCTATCCAACACATTTCTATCTGTAGTGTTGAAGTAGGTTGTCTTCCCTACACCGGGGAATGCTGAATATACTTTTGTCATCATAATTTTTTTATTTACCAACTATCTACGTCTGTTAATACTAAATCAATTTTTACCAAGTGACTATAGACAATGATTTCCTGACCGATGCCATTTGAACTATACTTCCATGTGAATTGTCCGTACTCTCCGTGTAACGCCTTTATGTGTGATATCCATTCGTCGTAACGAGCTTGTTGTTTGTCGTTTAATTGGAACGATATTTTTGTGTTTTCTTTTTCCATAATTTTAATCTTTGTATTTGTAATTGTCAAACTTTTTGTTTTTACTTTTAACTCTCCATCTAATGGTCACCATAGGTATGTTAAGTATTTTAGACGCTTCACCAGCAGACCTATATTCCACATTATCAATTATTATAGGTATGTTCTGTTCTCCATTGTAGGTTCCTTTTCTTTTCTCACTTAATCTCTTTTTAGTTTCTTCAGTGTGTTGTTTACCAAAAAAAGGATTTTTATTACCACTCTTGTCTCTACAATTTATACAACTATTGTTGGTTGGTGATATTTTTACACCACATTCACAATATTTAAAACTTGTACCACCTTTCCAATTTGGATTTTTATCCATCGGTTGGGAATGTTTTTCTTTTCTTTCATCTTCAGACATTAATTCATATCTTTTTCTAACTGATTGAGTCATTCTACGAACAATGTCTTCTTTATTTGGGTTCTTTGTTAGATTATCTCCACCACTTGATTTAATCCCTATATTGAACTCAGGGTGTAAGTCCAAGTATTTTTGTTCTAACTCAAGTAAAAGAGTTTCATCACACTCCTCAACTAACTCAAACACAAAATTATTATCACCATACTTATCCCAAGACCTTTGTAAGTGGTCATTATGGTGTTTTCCGTTTTTTAAGTTGTTTAAATGTGTTCTCCATCTTTTTTCTATATTTTTAGAAGAACCATAATAACACTTTTTGTTTTTCAAATTTTTTATTCTATAAATTCCAATCATAGGACTACCTTTTAATATAAATATCTACCAAAGTTAAAAAGTTAAAGGGTAGTCCTAAAAAATTAGTTAGAAAGTGGAAAATAAATTTTAGGGTGTGATTGGTAGTTTTTAAGTGTGAAATCACCAATAACATAAGATTCAATAGATGGTCTTGAACCTTCGTATGTTGGGAACTGATTTAATACAGGTAACTCAAATGGTTCTCTTGTTAATTGTTCTTTTACACCATCAATCTGATTAAGGTATATGTGACAATCACCTAAATTCCCAATCAATTCATCTGGAACCATATTAACCTCTTTTGCAATTATCGTTAAAAGTAACGCATATGATGCGATATTCATCGGAATTCCGAGTGGGAAATCACAACTTCTTTGATTCCACATTAAAGAGATTGCTCTGGTTGGTATTTTGTAAGGTGTGTTATCCACATTAGTTGGAACCATCGTATCAGCTAATGGACCATATTTTTCTTTCCATATTGGAAATGCTATTTTATATCTCTCTTCCAAACTCAACTCTCTAGTATAAACTTGAAATCCATAATGACAAGGTGGAAGAACTTGATTTGGTAAATCTGATGGGTTCCACGCAGTAACCATTAATCGTCTTGAATCAGGATTCGTTTTAAGGTCGTTGATTAGGTTTTGGATTTGGTCTATACCTGTTGTTGTAATATCGTAAATACCATCCCCAGTTTCATTTGGTATTTGTTTGAAATCCTTACCCCAACTTCTCCATTGTGATCCATACACAGGACCAAGTGATCCCCACTTCTTAGCAAACTCATCATCTGTTTTAATCATCTCAATGAACTGTTCCTGGTTCCAAATTAAATCAGGGTCACCTTCACTCGTATCCATAAAGTTTTTAAAAGCATCACCATCCCAAATATGACAACCATTATCAACAAGGAACTTAATGTTTGTATCACCACGAAGGAACCATAACAACTCGGTCACCATAGTTTTCCAAGCCATCTTTTTGGTTGTCAATAAAGGAAACCCTTCACTCATTTTATGACGGATCTGTCTACCGAATACTGAAATGGTGCCAGTCCCAGTACGATCCGATTTTGTTACTCCATTATCTAAGATGTCTTGGAGTAATTGTTGGTATTGTTTATCTAGTTTGTTCATCATCATTTGATTTGTTTTTCCATTCTTTCCAAGTTTCAAAATCCTTGAGGGATTCCAATTTTTCATTCTCCATTTGTTTAGCCTTTTCCGCCATACTAATAGAAATCCCACCAACTTTCTTGTACTGTTCCACTAACCAGTCTACAGGACTTTGTTCAATATTATTTTCCATCTTTAATAATTCCTAATTCAATTCTGTATTTTTTTATTTTGTCTCTGACAGGTTGGAACTCATCTCCGTTACTTGCCTTGTGTCCTTTACCGATCGCTTCATTGATCATTCCCTCGTTTTTTAAAATAAAAGACATTTTTTCTGAATTTGTCAACTCATAAGGAACAACTTCTGTTCTAATGAACTCTCGGATCATATCTTTTATTTTACCAATCTGTTCTGCTGGGTTCTGTTTTGTTCCGTGAACCATTACAGATGTTTGGTAGATCGTTCTACTCAAATCTAATATCTTCTTATCAAATCCCATCTTTATCTGTATTTCTAATTACACCTTCAACTCTACCTCTATGGTTGTAAGAATCTTCAATTACTTCTTTCACATATTCTGTATGTGGTTTTGTTCTATCTTCTTGTCTATGGTAATATAATCCCCAATCTCTATTACCATCTTGTGCTGGTAGTGGTTGTATTTCTTTAACACCATTTTCAAGTACATCCTTAACTTGAATCATAGGTGTGTATGTTGGAATCCCATCAACAAGTTCAAAATAACCGTGATCTTCACATCTATTGGATTTCCATGCTTTAAGTGCTTTAACACCATCTCTTATTGTTTGTTTCGCTTTAACCTTAA